CGCAGAACATATTAGTTTCTTTGTTGAATCTAACATGATCGGTGGGATCCATCTCTTCAGAGAAGAAGCCTTCAGGCTTTCCCAAATCACCACTTTCTTCAGCGTAGTAACTAGCTTTCAAAACAGTACCAAGAATGTCTTTGTTACGACTGATTGGTTTTTTCAACTGAACTACTTTCAAAGTTTTCTTGTCTTTGATGTTCATAGGTGGCTTCTCTGCACTTACGATAGAACTTTTTGCATTCTTCTCGTTAGTTGCAACTGAAACAACTTTACCACCTTGAGCAGTATCAATAACTGCGTGAGTGTTCTTTAGTTCTGCAAGTTCCTTAGCTCCTTCTTTAGCGATTGCTTTAGAGATAGCTTTTCTACGCTTGTGAAGATACTCATCTGAACTGTCAGTGTCGCCATCGTTGTCGATGTCTTTGTCTTTACGATCTTTGAACTTCTTTTTAACAGCTTTAGGCTGAACTTTATCAAGGCCTTCACCGTCATCAGACTTATCGTTAGTGTTATCTTCCGCAATCACAGCCTCTTCTACTTCAACACTTTCTTCTACTTGTTGCTCTGGTGCTGGTGCAGGCTCTTCAACAGGTGTTTCTGCTACAGGCTCAACTGGCTGTGGTTGATGAAAATTACCTAATTGCGTGTTAAGCGATTTGGTAAACGCATCTACCATACCGTCTGGTAATGGCTTGATGTCTTCTGGTTTCTTAAACATTTTATATGTTCTCCTAAAATTTAATTGTTATTCTTCTATTTATCAGTTATCAACTTTTGCGCCTGCTCTCCACTGATAGCAGGACCAATACTTAGCTTTCCACTTTGGACCAGGATCTACATCACAGCCGTGTCTTGCTCTAAAACTTTTTCTTGCTCCAGGATCGTCTCGTTTGATCTCCATATTGGGATCACCAAACTGAACCTTAACTACATTGCCTTTATCATTCTTAACATATACAGCAAACTTTCTTTTTGAACCAGAAGGCAGACGAAATGGATCGTTGAGTGCTACCTTACGACCTTCGTATTCTGCTTCTTCTACGACTAAATCATCGTATTGAAGTTCTTGAATGTTTCCGTATTGCTTGAAACTATACATCTTTGAATGCAAACTCAAACTGCTCGTCAAGATCATCTTGTGCTTCTGAAGTCATATAATCTCTTACAGAATCAAGATAGTCTACTGCTTTTGTAATTTTACCTTGAGCCCACTCTGGAAGATTATCTTCATCATCTAAAAGATTCATTAAATCTTCAGCGGCATCGACAACAGTACGAAGTTGGCTTTTCGCCATTTCGCCTTCGTTGTCATACTCGTTTGGGTCTTTATCTTCAGCAATAAAATTGGCAAAGTCTTTCATAGTTTTATCCTATTTTAAATTTTTAAGCGAAAAAGATACCTCTTCCGGTTTTGCTTTTACTGTTTCCGCTTTCTTTGGTGAAGCCTTCTTCTTAGAAGTAGTCTTCTTCTTAGTTGCTTTCTTCTCTTCGCCCTTCTTCTCAGCAGGCTTTCTTCCTAATTTCTTAAATATCTCGAACATTGTTATTTCCTCTTTATAAGTTTAGTCCTACGCTGTATTGTGTCTTACCATCAACTCGTGATGCTGTAAGAATACTCTTGCGGTTATCTTCTTCACTCACATATGACACATGAACCCATCCACTATCAGGTATGCCTGGAGTGTAGAACTCAAGAATCAACTGATCAAAGTCACAGTTGTCCACAATCCATTGTGCTACTTCGCCATTCGCTACACCAGGTACTTCGATGTCTGCGGCTTGACCTTTACAATGTTGTGATCTTGAACTACCACCAACAGCTTCGTTCAACTCTGGACCTCGATAACCACTATTAATTACAGTGGGCCCAAAGTGATCTCGAACAGGTTGTACAACCTTCTCGAATAAAATCTTTGCGGCTTCTAGATGCTCACCCTTAGGTGTGTTATCTAAGCCCTTTCTTTCAGCAGTTTGGCTTTTTGTAAACTCAGCCAACGAAAAATTCTTACTCAGTTTCATAATAATACCTCAAGCTTGTCCATGTTTTTTAAATATGACTTTAGGAAAGGCTAATGTGGCAGCCATGACCTTATCTTTACTTGCATTAAACACCAAAGCATTTAGTCTAGGCTTCTTAGTGTTTACTGCCGCTAACCAACGATGATTACCGTCAATTACATAATTATCATTGCTGATCACAATAGGCTTATCGTCATTCTTTTTAATTGAAACGATAACACCCAACTCAGCAAACTCTGACTGTATAGGCTTTAGCTTCTTGGGATCAACCTTTACTTTCTTCTGTGTTATTCCCATATCTTTCATATGCTTAATATATGCCTCGTAGTCACGCTTTTCTATCTGTGGCATTTTCGATCTTAAAACACCCTTCGTGTCTTTGATACTGGGCATAACTATTTTAAGTTCTTTTAAGTATTCTCTAAACCTGATCATAGTTTAAATACCTTACTAGTTGTACCAAAATTCTTCTTTCTCATAATTGTTTTGTTTATCACTTCAAACTCGTCTTTGTTCTTATCGTAGTTGATAACAACTGGCAGATTGAGATCATTCTGCATATCTTTGATAACAGCTTCACTATCTGGATTCTGTCGAATGTTCTTTGCTTTGTTCTTAGCAATCTTCTTAAACAATCTCTGCAACTCAGCAATTGTAACAGCAGGCTTGTTTCTAGGATCATTCATGCGATCAGCAAAGTGACGAGTAAATTCTACATCTACGTCAAACTTGGCTAATAAACGATCAGCAAACTTTTCTAAGTCTGATAGCTGTTTTAGCGTGACTTCTTCACTCAAATAGTATCTACTAAATCTCATCATTTCTTGATTCCACGCCCTCTCTTCTGTTGAGCAATCCACTTCTTAGACTGTGGAGTCTTTGCAGGGGTGTTAATCCATGCGCCCATCTTTCTATAAGTACTCAAAACAGCACCATCAGTCGCACCTTCACCACTACTATCTACAACAATAAACATTTTTCCATAATATGACTGAAACTTACCTATGTTGACTTGTACTTGTTTCCACATCTTCTCTACATCAGCATCGGGCAATGTACGCTTACGATCTCTATTTCTTTTTAGTGCAGTCTCAAGATCGGTATTAACGAAGATCATGGCTGTTTCGTAACCAATTCGTCTTAGTTCTTCTGACTGCTTCTTAATCTTATCGAAGTCTTTACCAGTACCATCAATTACAAGTCCAAGTCTTCCATTCAATGCTATCTTCTGCTTCAACTTAGTCAATGCTTTCGCTTTACCACGAACTGCTTGACCCGCAGGGCTGAAGATATCTTCTGGAGTAGTGTCTAATCCAATCTTTTTCAACTGAATCTCAAACGCATCGTCAGAATTGATCAGTTTCAAACCAAAAGAAGTCAATGCTGTTTTACCAACAATAAAAGACTTACCAGAACCTGGTCCACCTGCTAGAAATACTGCTTTGAAGATACCGGGATCATTAACACCCGCTTGTAGATCAACCTGTTCTGCAAAGTTTGCTTCGAACATCTCATCTAGACTCTTAGCGGCTTTCTCTTTCTTTGATATAGCTATTGCGGCTTGTTGTGCGGGACTAACTGCTTCGCCACGAACTTTCTTGGCAAGATCAGCATCTGCTTTGCCCCAAGTGCCTGAAGACTTAGTTACGAATGAGTTTACTCGTGCCATTCCCCATTGTTGTGGAGTAGTGCCAGGTCTATGACCAGTTCTCCAAGCGGCAATGCCTCTATCATAAACCTTCTTTAGAATACCGTATGGCATTCCAGATTTTTCAGCTTTGTTCTTTAATCCTTGATTTGACTTCTCATCCAGTTCAATAGATTCGCCATACATTTGCTTGAACTTTTTAGTGTGCTTAGATGGCTTAGTTTCAGCAGTCGCATCACCAGGCGCTGGCTTGTATGCCGCTGGATTATCATCGTTCATTTTAGCACCCTTCTTGAAGTGTGCATCTCGCTTAGACTTAGTTGACTTTGCTAAACCTTTGTAGTAGACTGCAGGCTGTGTGCCTTTTTTATCTTTGATATCTGGGTCTTGAGCCGCTTCAAACATAGCTTCAAACGCTTCGTTTACATTTTGACCAGGAGTATCTTTCTTATACGCTTTAGCTGTCTCGTGTGGATGCAAAGGTGCTTCCTCTGCTTTCAACGGAAACTCTTTAACGAACATCTTCTCTAGCTGTCTGCCGTCTACGTTTCTATATATCTTAGCTATCTTATTTGCGTACCAACTAATGTCGTGTGAGCCTTTATCTTTATTGAAAGCTTGTATCATATCTTTCATTGCGGCTTTATAGTCTTTGTGTCTAATCTTAGAAAGAACACTGAACTTCAATGCACCGAATGGAGCGAATCTCTTCTCATATAGATCAGCATCTTCTTCGATTGTATTCTTGCCACCTGACATGAAAGAGTTAACACGAGCGAATGCCCACTGTTCGGCAGTAGCTTGGTCGTTCTCTTGATAAGAGTCTAATCCTCTCTGATATACTTGTTCTAGAATTTCAAGTGTAATACCAGACTTTTCGGCTTTCTCATAAAGAGCAGTTTCTCTTTTAGTTTCGTCAAGAGTGATAGAATCATTGATGTCGTTTGTTACTTGCTCAATAAATGCAACTAAAGACTCGTCAGTATCAAAGTCCTCGCAGGCTCTTTGCGCCTTTAGCATTGCTTTGTCTGCTTCAGTCTCGCCATCTTTTGGAACATTTCTGAATGCTTTGAATCTTCTGTCTAATAACAATTTACCAGACTTCTTGCTATACATTTGATGATAGCGTTTTTTCTTTGGCTTCTCTTCTGTATGAGTGTCACAAGAACTTTCTAAGAATATTTCAAACTCTGCATCAAAATCGAAAGACTCCTTATTCATATTTGATAATCTAGTGAGTTCTTGCTTACGAACTTGAGGAAGAAGTCTTTTAGCAATCTTGTCAATAACACCTCGTTTCTTTTCTACCTTCTTGTCGATCACCATTTTCTCAGCGGGGCTTAAGTTGCCATAATTCATACCCTTCTTTCCTGCAACCTTTTTGCGTATAATTTTGATAGCGGCTTTTCTAGCACGTTGCTTCAGCTTACCCATACCAGCCTTTTTCTTCTTGAGTCTTTTCCTAGCGGCCGCAATCTTGCCCTTATACTTACGCATAGTAAGTGAGCGTTGTCTGCGTTGTTGCATGGTCATTGCTTCATCTAGTTCGATAGATTCCATTGCTTCAGCAATCTTCATACCACCA